GCATGGCCGATGGCCGGTGCATCACGTCCTTTGACTCGAACCGCATCATGACTGACGTCGTCATGCAGCAGAACAAGATCTCCTACCAGGACAACTATAAGTTCCGTATGCTGCTGCAGGCCCAGGGGCCCTCGGCGTTCAGCCTGCCCCTGAAGAACGGCGCATGCCGCACTTCGGGTGTGAAGGTCCTGGTCGAAGACGAATAAAATCTTTCCTAAAATTAATGCAACTCATTGTAGAACACAAAATCATCATAGCGCTTCTGATTTTCCTCATCATCTGGATGTCTCTGTCATTCAAGAATATCTTCTGCGAGGGACGCGCGGGGTTCGGTCTCTGCTACAAGAAGACGTGCCCGACGTGCCAGAAGTGCCCGAAGGCGGTCGGTGATAAAACTGGCAGCAAGGCCCCAGCCCCTTTCCTAGCCTAAAGAAAAGGGACGCTTTAATTTTATATGAAAATTGTAATTGACGGGAACATAGGTTCGGGCAAGACGACCCAGTTGGGTCTGCTCGAGCAAAAGGGGTGGCAAGTCCGTCGAGAACCCATTGATGAATGGCCTCTCGAGGAATTTTACAAGGACCCGACCCGTTGGGCGTTTTTGCTCCATATGACGATTCTCCAGACGCTCCGACCTCTCAAGACCAGGCAGCACGTCGTGTACGAGCGGTCCCTTTTGAGCTCGCGATGGGTCTTCTGGCCCGTTCTCCAGAAGCACGGGAACGTCACGGCCGCCGAGCACAGCGCCTATGATAAATTTTACGACCAATATGCCTGGTACCCCGATCTTTACATCTTTCTTTCCAAGGATATCGACCTGGCCTACGAACACGTGACAAAGAGAGGTCAGACAGGCGATTCGGGTGTGACGCTCGAGTACATGAAAGAACTCGATGCCGAGTATCAGAAGCTCGTCATGAAGGTGCCCTGCAAGGTCCACGTCATCAACGCCAATCGGTCTGTGGATGAAATTCACAAGGAAATTTGTAAGATCCTATCAGAGAATGAACTGCTCTTCAGTGACGGCCTCGGGGGCCAAGTGCAAAAAGAAGGCCGCTCAGGACGGAAAATGCCATGCACATCTTTCACAAACATGTGCCGTCTGTCTTGAGGAGACCAAGCGGTCCGACAAGCGCCTCAAATGTAAACACGTGTTCCACACCAAGTGCATAATAAAATGGTTCGAGACGAGCATAGAGTGCCCTCAGTGCCGAATGGAACAGGACGATGACCCGATTGTCATGTTCCGCAAGAGCATCGAGGACAACATGCGAGAGAAGTACCGTGACGCGATCCGGTCCCTCGAGGCCGAGGTCCAGCGGGCCCGCCGCGCGCGGTAAGCACTCCCTTGTTTTAATCAGGGATACTCAGTAGGTATGGACCGCCGATGCGGGGCCCAGACGGCGCACGGGACGCCTTGTCGTGCAAAAGTCAATGGGGAAAACGACCACTGTTGGGTCCACAAGGGACCGGCCTGCTCCGTCTGCCTAGCGCCGATGACACCCCAGACGAACCGAACTCTGGGGTGTGGTCACGCATTCCACGTGAGATGTGTCGAACGCTGGAAGCGGTCCTGCCGGGGTGACCCCACGTGCCCCATGTGTCGGGTCCCATTCGACTTGCCGACTTATAAGTGCCGTCTGATTATAGAAAGGACGATCGATAATCAGCGCATTACGACGAATTTTGATTCTTCTAATGTTTTAAATATAGTTGAAGGTTTTGGGCTCGATTTTCGTCAACTTGTGCCACCGGCCACTACGACCGGTCGGTTCGTCACGGACATCCATTTTGACGTCGAACCGGGTGAAGTCCTGATCGACATTCTCAGAGAACTCGGCTTGCCCGAAGTGGGCTTCAATTCCGATTAGAATTGTTCCCCGTCTTGGCAAACCCGCGGCGGACGCCGTACGCCGAGCAGAACTTTGTGTAATGAAATCCTGGTGTGAATTTACGATCGCACCTTCTCGGATCCGTGATTGTCTTTCCGGACGCATCTACAATCAGAGGTCCCCCGGCCCAGCCCGTCTTGTGGCTCCATAATTTCACAGGAAAATCAATGACCCGACCGACGGGTACGGGCGTCTTGTTTCGGGCTGCCGCGCTCATGCTGTTCAGGACGTGAAGGTCCGTATTCTTGTTCGCGACTCGACCGTTGTTGGCATTGGCAGACGCGCGACCCTTGGAGATAGCGTCACGGATCGTCTTGGCCGTGACGTGGAAAAACTTCGCCATGCCCGTGATCGTATCCCCCCGCCGGATCTTGTACCGGATGGCGCTGATCTCTTTGTACCAATGGAAATCTCCCGTCGAATTTCCGAAATCGTTCGTCGGCGCGACAAAGCACATCACCTTGTAGAACCCCGCCTTTGGCTTCTCGCCACCCGACTTCATCTTGTAGACGTTCCCGGGATTATCAGCCAGGACGCGCTTCGCGATGCCATTGCACGTACGGAAGGTCAGGCCGTTCGAGTTGAGCTTGGCACGAACACCCGGGACGCTCTTTTCCGTGCGATTCTTAGAGAAGGACCCGAACGCATAGTCATAGCAGTTGTCGTGGACGACTCCGGTCGTACCCCAGGGGGCCCATGTGTACTTGGGGGCCCACGGGTTTGGTGCTGACGTCCTGGTCGGAGACGGCTTCTTGGCCTTCCGGGCAGCAGGAGCCGCCGCCCGCCGAGTCCCCGTGGGGCGCTTCTTTGGGTTCATTACTATTATCGACCAATTTTTTCTCAGTCGATAATAAAAAGATGAAGGATATTCTGATGTCCCGTAACCGCAAGGAGGCTATCTATAACCTGCTCGTGTTCGTGATCTTCGTGTTCGTTCTGACCTTCTTCATGCGCTTCCTGTGGAACAAGACGCTCGTCAAGTACATCAGCGTCCTCAAGCCGGTCGACTCGCTCTGGCACACGTTCCTGCTCGCGCTCGGCATTTCGCTGTTTAAGCTCTAGAGACCAGGTGCGTAGCACCTGTGATCCGCGCTCCTTAGAGCTCATTGTAACCCTCTAGGATCTCACCATCCTTCATGATGGTCGGAAATCCTTTTACAAATTCAGGGCAGCCGCCCGCGCTGCACTCTACGAAATCGTAGGGAATACCCTTATTCTTCAAGTAGGCTTCCTGCTTGACGCACCAGGGACACGTCTTTGAGCCGTACACGATAATGTTGCCCTTGTCGGGCGTCTGGAGCGCGTACATCGACACACCACCCATGAAAATCAGAACGATCACCATGCCGATAAAGGCCAGTGTAAGCAATTGACGATCCATTAATAGAGTCAACTAAAAATTTTACGGGCGATATTCGCTTTGGAACGCAGGCCCTTGACGCTGATTTCCATGACGGCCGCCAGCGCCTTGAGATCTTCCATGGAATAGTGGAGGTTGGCATAGACCCACCGGCTAGTGTTCTTCGACTGTATCTTCGGCCGGCCTGACGATGGGCTCAGTTTGTAATTCGGTCGCTTCGGCGGGCTCGGGGTCTTGGCACGCGGCTTGGGCGGCGGACCCAGCGGGCTCAATGGCGAGGGAAGTCTGACCGGGCTCGGGCTAAACGCCGGCTTGTTGGCGCGTAGGCGATTCTCGACGACGTTGATCGCCTTCATTCTAGCTCTGTTCCAGGCGTTCTGGAAATTGGCACCCGATGCGGAGCCCGCATTCTTCCATAATTTCTCGACCAATTTATTGAATTTGGCGGTTTTGAGAAGGCCCGGGGGCAGCTTCACCTTCTTCTTGGGCGGGCTCGGCGCCTTGGCCGGCTTCTCCTTGCGCAGCTTCTCCTTGGCGGCGCGCAGGTTGCGTCCTGTGATGCGCGGCTTGGGCTTGGGCCGTGCGACCGCCTTCAACTTCGCCTTGGCTGCGCGCAATTGCGCGGACGTGACCTTCTTGAGCTCTTTGGGCGCCTTGAGCTTGGCCTTGGCCTTGAGAAGATTGACCGAGAACACCCTCTTGATCTTGACGAGCCTGAGCTTCGCCTTGGCCGCCTTGAGGTTGGGCGACCCGAAGCGCTTCTTTCCAGTCAGGAAAGAGGAGCTCAAAATTTGACCCAGAGAAGGAAGACCCGTGCACGGGTCACCGTACTTGAGGCGCCACTCCAAGACGTGTGCGTCCTTGGCGCCACGATACCCGGGAGGCACGGCCCGCTTCAAGAACTCGATGGCTTTGGGGTGCGTGGCCGGTGCGTGATCCTCCGCCCATTTGAGAAGCTCATTCAGAAACAGGTGCTGGTCGTATCTCTCGTCGGTCTTTGGACCGACGCCCCAGAAGGAGGCCGTCTTCGTGCCGTTCGCAGTGTTTACGGCCGGATTGGTACCGGATTTTTTCAGACGGGCCCACCCAAAATCGCCAATGAGGAACCCACGGTCCGCAACGAACACATTCTGCATATGAAGGTCGTTGTGTCTGAAATCCGGGTACTTCTTCTGGATGTTAAAGAGGGCCCCGAGAATGTCCGATATGAGGTGGGCCATAACCGCATCATCGACCTTGGTCTGCTTTTTCAACCAAGAATCGAGCGAACCACCGGTGGCGAGTTCCATGAGGAGGATGCCCTGCTTCGACTTGTCGAAATGGGCCGAGTCCTGAACGTTAGGCATATTCATCTGAGACGGCGTAATGAAGTTCTCACATCGCATACTCTTGTACACGTGGACCACGTTGGGTGACGAATTTTGGACGGCATCCTGAATCTTGAATTCGATGTCGACGGGTTGGGGCTCGCCGCGCTTTGCTGCTGAGAGGTCCCGGGGTGCGACCTTCACGGCGAAAGGTCGTTTGTTGCCACCGACCTGCTTGGCCGCGAACACTATACCCTGCCGACCCTTGCCGAGAGGCACCGACGAATCGAGCGAGGCTTTGAGCTTGTCGCACGTCACCGAGGCCCAGATGTTCTTGTTCGGTGTATTCGCCCTCTTCTTGAAAGCGTAAAGCTTGGGCGCAGGGTATCTCCAACCGCCAGGAGGAGGGGTCGGGGGAGGAGGGGGGACGTATTTGTATGGGGAGCGTTTGGCTCCTGGTTGGGCGCGGCGGTAGAACACAATTCCTTTTTGATTCACATAAGGAATAAGGAGTTCTTTAGCTGGCGAGGCGCGCTTGGCGGCGGCGCGCTTAGCTTTGTATCGCGTCGGGTTCGCCACCTTGTTTGGGTGGGCCTTGAGCCATGCGACGGCCTGGGCCTTTGTGACTATGGACGCGGGGATGTTAATCTCTGTGTTACCGGCGTTGTTTCGACGAAACACATAGTGACGACCATTACGGTTCGAAATTGAAAATTGTCTGGAGTCTATCCAGCTCATTATATATATTACACACATTTTGTTAGAGTTCAAAGTCGGGGATCTTGGGGAGGACAGTTCCTAAGGAACTGGGGCTACTCCGCATCAGGGTCGGTCTCGTACTCGACCTCCTCCTTGTCGGAGACGGGCTCCTCGGCGGGGGCAAGAAAGGCGCACGGCTTCAGCTTGTTGGTCGGTGCGAACATGACCTGGTGGACGCGGATCGATACGCCGACGCCCGCCGGGGTGCGCCAAATCTGGTTGATCTCGATGATCGCGCTCAGGGCCTGACCCTTCTCCAGGTCGGTCAGGGGCACCGACTGACGCTGAGCGTTGTACGCCTCGGTCGCGATCGAGCCGTCCTTCAGGCTCGTCACCACCTTGAGGTTGAGGATGGGCGCGTAGCCCTCCTTGGTGCTCGGCTTGACGGGCGACTTGTACATGCCCTCGGCGATCACCTCGCGGCTCATCTTCTTGCCGAGAATCTCCTCAGAGTGCTCGGTGATAAAATTCAGGACGCGCTCGTCCAGCGCGGCAAACTGCGCCAGGACCTCGGGCTTGTCGAGGCTCAGAGGCAGGGTGTAGCTGACGCGGCCGGATGCCTCGTCCTTGTACTCGCTCAGGCCAAAAGGCGCGCGAAGCTGAGGCAGCTGGAAAATCAGCTTGCCACCGCCCACCTGGTTCAGGTAGACCGCCTTGCCACCCTTGGCGTTCTTGCGAACGTCGGAGAAGGTCACGTTGGAGGCGTTGAAGGTGCTGAACATCTGGAGAGCCATTTGCTTTGTTCTGTCTAGTAGACGGCCCAGGGCTTTATGTGGCTCTCACAGGACACCAATTTTTTTCGGCACCTATGGTAACAAAGATGCCGAACTTTACCGGGATGTTCCGTCGTCGTCCCGCGGTTGGCGCGATCCCGCGGTCAAACGCCGTGCGCCTCAACGGGCCCGCGATCGCGCTCAACGCGAATCTGCGGACCTACGTGAACGCCTATACAAATGCCCGCAACAAGAATAATAACGCGTCAATTCCTCCACTCAACACCAAGGTGGTGAACGCGCTCAAGCGTTACATCAACTCCAAGCGCCCCAAGGCTGCCGGTGCGGCTGCGGCGGCCGTCAATAACGCTGGTGGGTCTAACGCGAACGCGGCTGCGGCGGCGGCCGGTGCGGCCAGCGCGACCGGTTCGTCGCCAAACAACGTGGCGGCGGCGGCGGCCAAGCCCCTTCTGGCACTCGAGGCGCCGCCGGCGCAGGTTGCGGCGGCGGCGGCCGGTGCTGCGAAACAGCAGGCACTGGCGCTGGGTATGGGGTCCAACAAGGCGAATAATGTCGCTGCGAACGCCGCGGCTAACGCGGCGAATGCCGCGCGTCCTAATGCCACGCCTACTCAGGCGGCTAATGCCGCCGCGGCAGGTGCGGCCGCGGCCGGTCTGAATGCGAACGCGCAGGGTAATGCAGCGCAAGCGGCCGCCGAAAACGCAACCCCCCGTTCCGTCAAGATTCTCAAGACGTACCTGGCGAACCACACTGCTAACAACGGGGCGAACGTTCAGATCCGCATGCTGAATAAGTATCGGGCCAACGCGAATGCGAGCGGCGCCCTGAACGCTAACCTTCGGGCCAAGGTGAATTCCCGCCTGGCGCGCCTCCGTGGACTTGGCGCGGCTCAGACCCAGCGCCCCAACACAGGCATCCGCGCCAACGAGATTGGAGTGGCCGCCCCCCTTGCGATGAATATCAACGTTCCCGGGTCGAATATCAAGGTCAAGGTGAAGCGCAACAACCCCGGCTCGAACTGGTATTTCGCCAATAGCGCCAATAACGCCAAGTACAACCTGAATAACCGCAACCAGAACAAGCCCCGGGTTCGTAACATCAGTGGATTCAACCAGGGAAACTGAGTGGGCCCGCCTCGACCCAACAAACCACGGCGGGCCGTAAGAGCCTCAATAATTTCTTCACAAATTCAAAGATTTCTGGATATCCCAAGAATCTCCTTACAAACGTTACCGCAAATAAAGCCGCCAACTTTGCTCGGCGCTTCCTGAACTCAAAGTTACAGGCCGGTCGGAATAAGGCGGTACAGCAGCAGCCTTATGGAAGCAAATGGCCGAATAAGCACCCCTGGAAAAACATCGTCAACTCTCTGAACTCATACAACCTGACGAACGCCCAGAAGAACATGATCCGTCGCGTGAATATCGCCGTCGCGGCACAGCCCAAGAAGGGTGCATTCGAGAAAAGAGCCTCGGTGAATTTCAATCTCAAGGGTCTCGGGCGCAATCAGGCAGTTCAGAAGCAGAAGAACGCGCTTCAGGCGGCCCGGCAGCGTCAGGCGCGGCAGCGTCAGAGTCAGAGCCGGACCCAGTCGCGCCGTCAGGCTCAGGCCCCACGTCAGTCCAACTTGGCCGTGGCCCGTCAGCACCGCGAGGCGTTCGGAAACTAAATTCTCCAGTAATATTACAAAATGATGACCCTGAACCCCCGCAAGAAGATCCTGCCTTTCATCCTCTTCTTCATCGTGGCCAACCCGGCGACCTTCAAGCTGGTCCGCAGCGTGGCGGGCAGCTGGGTCGCGAGCGCCGAGGGTCTGCCGACGACCCTGGGCCTGCTGCTGCATGCCTTGGTGTTCGTGCTGCTGTGCACTTTCCTGTGGCGCCTGGTGTACGGCAAGCGCTCCAAGTACGGCATGGAGGGCATGGAGATCGAGGAGACTTATGAGGAGGAAAAGTCTGAGTAGATAGTATGTCTCTTAAAAATTACGCGATCCCTTTCGCGCTCTTTGTGGCTCTCGCGAGCCCAGGCGCCTTCAAGTTGACCCATAGAGCCCTGGGTGGGTTCTTCTCTAGCACAGAGGGCGTGGCTTATTTCCCAGGCCTTCTGTTCCATGCGTTAGTTTTCGTGCTGCTCGTCGGCTTTTTTATGCGTCGCGTCAGCCGGTACGCGACGGCCGATCAGGCGAACGACAAGGGTTACATCCATTATCAGGAGCGCCAGTTTGTGGCCTAGAACTCCTCGTCAAATCTGACCGAGTCGCCTTCGACGACCATATGCTTTGAATAATCCCCGACCCTCTTCTCGAAGAAGTTGGTCTTCCCTTCCAACGAGATGTTCTCCATCCAGTCGAAAGGGTTACTAGCCATGATAGAATGCTGCGTACAGCCGAGCTGATTCAAAAGACGACTCGCGACGAACTTGATGTACTCGCGCATCGAGTCCGAGTCCATTCCGATCAGATGGCACGGAAGAGCCGCCGTAATGAACTCGCTCTCGATCTCGAGCGCCTCGACGACAATCTGGAGCATCGTGTTGTCGTCCAATTTATCCTGCAAATTGTGGTACAGGGTCACCGCAAACTCCTGATGAAGCCCCTCGTCCCGGGAAATCAGCTCGTTGCTGAAAGAGAGACCCGGCATGAGGCCACGCTTTTTGAGCCAGAATATAGCACAGAATGATCCCGAGAAGAAGATGCCTTCCACGCACGCGAATGCAATCAGCCGCTGTGCAAAAGGCGAGTCCGGACTCATCCATCGCATGGCCCATTCAGCCTTTCTCTTTACGGCGGGCGAAGTCTCTATGGCACGAAAGAGACCGGCCTTCTCTTCAGGGTCCCGGACGAGTTTGTCGATCATGAGCGAGTACGTCTCAGAGTGAATCGACTCGTTGAACGATTGGTACGCGTAGAAGGACCGGGCCTCGGCGATCTGGACGTCCTTTGAAAAATTCAGATCGATATTCTCCATGACGATCCCGTCGCTCGCCGCGAAGAATGCCAGGACCATCTTGATGAAGTGCTGCTCGGGCGGCGTCAGTCGCTCCCAATCCTTCAGGTCTCCGGCGAGGTCAATCTCCTCGACAGTCCAGAATGACCCGATCGCTTTCTTATACAGGGCCCACAAATCCGGGTACCGTATAGGAAAGGTTGTGAAACGCGCAGTGCTCGGCGCGAGAATAGGGTCCGTCATCTTATTAAGATGGCGTGTCATTTTTTTAAGGGAAACTATACATCGGCCGATGGTACGCCGACAGATGCACCGAGGCCCTCGGGTACCGTCTCGACCGGCGGAAGAGCCGGTGCGACGACCGGCGGCGCGGCGACCGGGAGCGCGACGACCGGCGGTGGCGCCGCGCTCTTCTGCATAGCCTTGTAGAACCACCATATGAATGCGATCAGGGCCGCCAGAATCACGACGTTCAACATGAACCCCAGGACGCTCCCTCTCTTCTTGGCGGCCGATATCATCATAGGATTCATAGGTAGCGTAAACGAGATCGTCGCCATTACTATTCACTCCGATTTAAAATGGGGCGGGCATGTACGTCTCGTCACCGGCACCATCAGGCGCCTCTGGGACGACCGTCGAGGGCAGGGCGAGCTGGGGCTCTGAAGGCGCGGCGGTCGCACCGGCGTCCGACGGAGGCGTCGGTGGCGTGCTGGCTGCCGTGTCGCACGACTTGCCGTACTTGTTCGCCAGGACCACGATAATGATGAGGGTCACGATGATTCCTATCACGAACCCTACGGCTAACTTCCAGTTCTGGTCCGGTGACGGCATTATGACCTCTTCCATTTCTAACATAAGGAAACAAAAAGTTATTAATAAAAATGGATGATCTAGTTCACCGAATGGCCCTTCGCCTGAAGCTCTACAAGATCAGCGGGGGCGTCGTTCACCACGTCGCGGCTCTCAAGCGCATCCTCGACCAGCGAAAAGTGGCGTGTCAGATGACGAAGGGTTTTTGCGTAATCCCCGAGACCGGTGAGGCTTGCGAACACTACTGGGTCCGTACAGAGGAGGGGCTGGACCTGGATGTTGGCTTCGAGGTGGCCCGTCTCAAGAATCCCGAGCTCATGGCTCTGCGTCCCGTACTCTTGGAGACTCTTCCCCCTGGCTTGACGCGCTCCGATCAGGGGGAGACGATGATTCTAGAGGAGAATCAGCGTTTGTACGACCTTCACCAAGCAGACCCCAAAGCGTTTTGGCTCGAGGCTCCGAGAGACGTGGCAACCTTCCACGTAAAGTAGAATCGTCCGAACTGCCGCGCTTAGGCGTCGTCACAGCCGTGACGGCCGCCGCGGCCAGGTTCATGAAACTCATGGGCTTGGGCATCGGCGGCTGTTCTCCCAGGGCCAAAAAGTTCTGGATCTTCTTCTCGATCGGATTGGCCTGCTCGAGCGCCGCGTTAAATTCGCCGAAGCACTCCTGGAGGAACGCTTGGCCTTCCGTCGAGCGCTGAGCCCGGTCGATACTGAGTTCCTTTGAAATCTTGAGGGCCAGACGCTTCATGAGAATCTGGGACCTAAGCGCATTCGCCATCTTCTCGTTAATTTTCATATAAAGTTGAATCGAGCCGAGTATACCCGTCCCGGCCGACAAGATGGCGTTCAGTATACTGACGTACGTTTGAGTCAAGAATTCATTCAGGGAAATCGCAGTCAGGGCATTGATCGATGATATCACGAGGATGGGGATATTAAAACGCGATGACAATGTGTGGTAGTACTGATAGTCTTTATTGAAGTATGACGTGTACGCATTACATTGCTTCTCGATCTTCGTCAGGAACTGCTCCTCCCGGTCGTGCCAGGGATCGTCGCGCATCTTACTAGACGGGCCTAAAAGAATTTGGAATCGGCCTCGATCTCGACCAGGTCCGTAATCTTGTTCGGTAGACCAGTCTTGACGCCCTTGTAGATCATGTTGAAAACAGGGTTGCTGTTGGTGACGCGTATCTTCTCGAGTAGACCCTTGTCTGGGCGCAGTTCGACCATGAGCTTGAGGAGATGGGTCGCCGACTCTGAATTTAGTTTTGAAATTGGTACGTCCTTCAGGTTCAGCTCGATAATCTCCTTGAGGCCGTGCTTCTCGACGTATTCGTCGAGCTGCTGGACGACGGGCGCGACCGAGTTCATGAATTGACGCGCCTCCTCAGCCGTCTTGGGCTGATTCTCAATGTACCGGGCACCCAGGAACTCTATGTACAGGTGGCGACCCTGGGGGTAAAACACGAGGAGTTCCGACGCCATTTCTTGTGTTTTTAGGGCGGCCTTTTTTTAAGTTCAAAATGTAATGAACCTTGACGTCATCACGGGTCTGGTGACTTGGGGGGTCTATACAGTTTTCGATCAGGGCGGGGCCTACAAGGCGAGTTGGTGGGTCCATGCCGTCTGCATGATTTCTGCAATTTTAATCCTAAAATTCATTCCGGATCTCGACTACCGGGTCCGCCTGTTCACCGTGATGATCCTTTCGTGGCACGTGGTGGACCTATTGACTAATGCGATTGATGATGGTCTAAAAAATGACACAAACTATAAGGCATGCACACCTACTGCATCAATCTCGAGAAGCGAGAAGACAGGCGAAAGCGGGCCGAGGCCGAGTTCGCCCGTGAAGGACTCGACGTCGAATTCTTCAGAGCAACCGACGGACGAATCGCCACCCCCGACGGACTCTACATCACCCCGGGTGAGTACGGATGCGCCTCGAGCCACGTGAGAGTATGGCAGGATATGGTCGACCGGGGTCATGATTTGGCTTTGGTCCTAGAGGATGATATAGAACTTTGTCTTAATTTCAAAACAAAATTACAAAGTGTCATCGAAGAGGCGACTCTGGTCCCAGATTGGGACATGATTTTCATGGGATACATAACGCCTATTTTCAGGAGTCAATTGACGAGTAATTTGTACGAGGCCCAACCCCTCGCGACCCATTCATATCTCATAAATCTCGAGTGCGCCAAGAAACTTTGTAATTTTGATCCTAAATTCATGAAGGTCGGGATAGACTTCCAGCTCAATAGATTTCCATTAAAAATTCTATGTACCAAGACAATGTTGACGAGTCAAGGGGATGTGGCGACCCGTCATGGTCTCTTCCCGATCATGTCGGCCCTTACCGGTGATATAGGGTTTGACCGGACGATGGACTTTGGGTTTTTTGCGCGGCTCGGGTTGCAGTACGGCAAAAACGTGATTATCCTTTTGATTTTGTATTTTGTTCTCAAATTAACACGATCATCCCGCGCATGAAGTGTGGGAGGAATCCTTTGACGGCCTCGACCAGCGTGTTGAAGAATGACCCGCCGCCATGGACTTCGCATTTTTCAAGCAAAATACACGACTTGGTGTACTCGTAGATGTTCCAGATTATACGCATCATAGTCACGGGCTTTATCTTAGTCATGTCGACGTCGTCCAGATTGGCCGTACAGACCTGTTTGAGGTCATGGGTCAGACACGTCTGAGTAATTTTGTCAAGAATCGGATAAATTTCTTTACAAAATTCATCGGTCCCCTCGAGCGTGGCCGGTTGGAGCTCGATGAGTCGCCCGACCAAGATCTCGACCCTGAGGACTCCGGCCTCTGGGTCCGGGTCGAACCTGAGCCAATCCATTACTACTAGGCTCGGACCTTATAAAAATACGATCATGTCGCGGAAGTACTTGGGGATCGCGACGCTGATGGGGGCATATATCATCCGGAAGAGGAACCCTGCACCGGTCACGTGGATCTGACGAAGGAGATCGTCCTCGCGCGTGTACTCTGTGACGTCGATGCAGAGCTTGATTATAGCCCTGATCCTCTCGACGCCTATGAGCCCCGCGCCGTGCAGATCGACCTTTATCGTCATCGAGTCGGCCTTTTCCCGAATCTCCTGGATCTTCGGCTCGAGATCCGCGAGCGTCACGCCCTCGGTCGGATAGTCTTTAACGACGAGAGTGACATACACGTGACGTGTAGTTTCATCCCAAATACAATTCATAAATTCCATCTAATAATAGGTATAGATTTTATGAAGTGTAGGTTTTCATCAGGTGGGGTTCGAACCCACGAGTGCTTGCGCACAGGAGATCTTAAGTCTCCCTCCTTAGACCAACTCGGACACTGATGATTTAAGTCACCCCTGGCCGGACTCGAACCGGCATCAACGATTTAGAAGATCGCTATACTATCCATTATACTACAGGGGTTGCTCCAACCGAGGCTCGAACTCGGATTTTCGGCTCATAAGACCGATACACTTAACCAGTTGTGTTATTGGAGCGCCAGTGGGAAGCTTTCGCTTCCCACTCTCACATGCCCTTTTTTCTTTAACACTAGTAAGATGCTTGTCCAGATCGTACGTCTTTTGGGCGTTGCGTACGTCGGTGCACTGAGTTTCATTTTGGCTTTTCTGGCGTCGCATTGGCTCGACCAGATCACGCCGCCTCTCAGTAAGAAGCATTCCAAGCTGCGGACGTTCCTGTCAGTCGTGGTTCAGTTTGCGTTGATCGGCGCGCTCATTTACCTGGCCCGCGGGCTCATCAAGAAGGTGCCCTTCCCCTTGGACGGTGTGGCGGGCTACGACCACGCGAACCTCGGCGAGCTCCGGTCCCTGCCCCTGATCGTCTTCATTTTCATGTTCTTCCAGCGCAAGACGCAGGACAAGATGAGACATCTCATCGAGACGCAGAGTGTGATCCCGACGGCCGGGGTTCGGGTGCCGGTGTGAATTTAAAGCACTCCCAGAGGTGCCGAGCCTGACGGGGCGCGGATAAAGCCGAAAACTCATCGATCGTATATTCGTCGCCCATAGATCTGTTGCACTTTCCGCAGATCGGCCGGAGGTTATTGATGTCGGTCGGGCCACCCTTGCTTTCAGGGATGTTGTGGCCGACCTCGAATTGAAAGGGCGTCATGACGTTTTCGCACCACGTCACGAGGCACTTGTGCTTAAAGAGCCGGTCGCCGCACCACATGAGCCATACTTGCTCTCTCAACGCACCTGGTATTTTAAGCTTCATAATTAATAATTAAATTGAAACTTTAAGCCTTTGAGAAACACATGAGGATCCGACCAAAGAATGATTTGGGTGGAGGCACTACCTCGGGTTCGATATGGAGAATGTCGAGCTTCTCTTTGAATTCCTGATTCTCACCTTTTCCAGGGATTGTTGAATTTCCATTCTTAATTGCATCGATCTCAAGACGGCTCAGGGTCATGGACCCGACCCGGAAGTCCTCGAAAGCTTCACAGGTCACGGGGCAGATGGGCTTGATGAGTTCATAGGTCTGACGAGCCAGGTCCCGGATCTCTTTTTGGGCGTGGTCGTCCATACGGAGCTGGAGGAAGTGAAGGAGGTTGTGAAGATCAATTTTCCAGTAAAATTCAGTGAAGGTGTTCTGAGGCAGGTGCGCCCGGGCCAGTTCGCGAGAGACCCCCTTGGAGATGAGTTCTTCGTAGACGTGGAAGGCGAGATCGCACGAAGTCTTTTGCTTGCGTAGAAGCGCATCCGACCCGAGACCGAACGGCTCCTCACCACCCTGCCCGCGCGCCACCGACTGCTTACGGAACTCCTCGGGGAGGAAGAAGCCCGTGTCGACGATGCTGTACCGGGCGCTCATCTCGTTGACGGACGCAGTCCGGTGACGGAGCCACTGACGCGCCACGTAGATGGGCGCGCGCACGTGAAACTTGAATTCGACCATCTCAAACGGCGTCGTGTGCTTGTGGCGCATGAGATAGCGGATCAGAGCCCGATCGTCGCTGACCGACTTGGTTCCGGCCCCGTAAGAAACGCGGGCGGCCTGGACGATCGCCGCATCGTTCCCCATCGAGTCGACGAGGCGGACGTTCATTTTAGTTTTGAAATGAGTCTATGTTTTAACCCAGTCGAGTCGATCACCCTTTGCTAAATTATCAGCGGCCCACAGCGGCTGTAGGTTAGTCCAGTGAAAGCACTTCTTTTGCTCTTCATGGTCTTCTAGATTAAACGAAGCGCATGGAAGTATATGATCTATATGCCATTCCCCATAGTTGTCCCAGGTCATTCCTTCTGTGAATTTTGATTGAAGATGTGTTATGAGTTCTTCCTTAGAACACCCTGTAAGCTCAAGTGTTTTACCTGTTTTGACTTTGACCGCCATATATAACCTACAGTGAAGCGCCATCATAGCACGGTATTTAGGGTCCTCATCCCGACGTTTTTGAAGTGTTTTTCGTCGTGTTTCATTTATTTTATCTTTGTTACGCTGATAGTTTTCACGTATTTTCTTGTTATACTCGTCTGGGTCTGAAGCTCGTTTAGCACGTTCCTTTGCATTTAAACACAATTTACACATAGTTGGTTTTCGTTTACCTTGATTAGCAAATAATGAATATTGTTTTTTATCGTTACATACTCTGCATGTCAAAATTTCATTTTCTTCCGGAATCCATTGAGTTAACCTACAATTTTTGCATGCGTTTCTTTTTCCTCCTGAACATTTCGGGTCATTTGGAAACTGGTCGAGTGGTTTTGAAATTTCACATTTGGAGCACTTCTTCTCCATTGGTGTAGTGTGAGACAATTTTTTAACTGGAGCTGGACAGTTAAAAATTCGTCCCCGGTGAGAATCGAACTCACAATCTACAGGTTAACAGCTACGTCTTTTTACTGACGCCTTAACCAATTAGGCCACAGGGACCTAGTGAACCTTTTAACGACATGTTCGGGTCGTTCTGACTTGGGTGATTCGAACACCCGACCAGCGGAGCCCCGCCAACGGTCTGGAAGACCGGAGCCTACAATCCGATGCGCTCTAGTGAAAATACCACTGCGCCAAAGTCAGAGGTGAATAGTTTAACGACGTGTTCAGGTCGAGGCAGATGCCGGTGCGCTACGGTGGCGGCGGGATATGCCCAGCCCAAGGTTCCAGCGTGAATCGAACACGCATTTACAGAGTCAGAGTCTGATGTACTAACCGTTATACTATGGAACCCAGTAATGTTATTACACGGACAAAGAAATAATGAATATTTTACGCACTCATCGAGAATATCTTCTTGACACCACCTAGTCGAGTCCTGCATCCCGGACAGTCGCGTTTGTTCTGGGTGCGCGACCAACACCCGTCACAAATCACGTGTCCGCACGGGTCGAAGAAAAGGTCAACGAGACGGTCCATGCATACAAAGCAAGTGAACTTGGCGTACCTTTCAACGTTCGTGTCCGAGAGCACCTTCTTCTGCGCCTCCACCCTACCCCTCACTTCTCCGCATTGTTGAATCAGGGCATCGATACCCTCGTCGGATTCGTATTGTTGTATAAGATCAGTAAGCTTTTCCTTTAACTCTGTAGAACTGATATTATCGAACATCATTCGAAGAACGTTAATTTCCTCCTTCTTCTCATTGAGTGCACTCAGTGACTGGACCAGCTCGACTTGCCCCTTGGCAAATTCATTCTTAAATTCACCGAGGGCCTTCTCGAACTCCGTCCAGCGCTCGTCGAGCTCACATGGAACGGGAGGAACGGCGTCTGGCGGCGGCGCCCTTAAAAGCTCCGTCAGAAGTCCCGCCGGATCTATATACGCAAAGTTCATTTAGGTAATAAATAAAAATCTCCTTAAGTATTAAATGCTGAGCGATATCATTACCCTTGTGCTGGGCTTCGCGCTCGTCCTGTTTGGCATCCAGCCCATGCTCCAAGGCGAGGTCCGCAAGAACTCGTCCGAGGTCGTCAAGTCCGTGACCCTGGTGATCGGCGGTCTGTTCCTCATGTACTACTGGAACGTGATGACGAAGGCGAACTACGCCAATTGAAGCAGCAGCCGCGTGGCGGTTCAGGATCTCGGTAAGTGTAGAGACTCCACGCACCGTCTGCAGGCAAGCCCGCCGCCTCCGATGCCATCGGCTCTGGAAAAGTTTTTGAAATTTGTAGGACAATTCCAGTCACGTCTTCTCGCGACAGATCCCAGCGCCGGGCCTCTGTGAGAAGTTCCTTAACGTCATTAGCCTGGATCGTCTTCAGGTGCGCGACATACCGATTGACCATCTCAGACCGGACTCGGTCCAGGAGTTCTTCGATGGTTAAATTTGGAAATCGACTCCTCATCTCGCGCATCAGTTCGGGCCCTGACATTATTTTACTTGTCAATATTAATGACGGCCGACTTTAACATGCTTTTCTTTGTCCTATTCGTCCTATTGTTCGCGGCCCTGGCTATTACGAACATGGTCGCGTCACGCAGTCAGCAGTACGCCAAGCCGGGCCAAATGTACTTCGGCATGTTGTACCTGGTCGGTGCCGTGATCCTCGTCGTATATAAAATGAATAATCCATAGAAACTTAAATGAAGAGCCATCTCGTCGGGCACATCACGGGTGTGTGGGTGGCGCGACGGGTCCATCTCGAAAAGATTATGAAGCGAATCGCTGAAAGGTGTGGGTTCCACGTAGTGGGCCAGGCTTTTCACCAATTCGAACCACACGGCGCTACGGGCGTCCTGGTCCTGGCCGAGAGCCACTTCTCGGCCCATACATATCCAGAGGACAATACGATTTACATCGACGTCTTCTGTTGTTCGGACAATTTCAATCCTGAATTGACGGCTCACGTCATAGAGGAGGAGTTTGCGGCTCTGGGGGGTCAGTGGCAGACAATTTCGCGCTAATTTCGGATCCAGGGGTCTTGTGAGACTCTTGGGCCCGAAGGCCGCCCCGAAGGGCTATTTTTTGATTTAATGTATACAGACCAGCCAATAATATGGTAAGATCAGTTAGAGAAGGCTAAACCGCCCATCCCGCTCTGAATTCTGAGGATGTTGTAGTTCACCGCGAACATACGCTGCAGGGGCGTGCTGTAGCCGCTCTTCATGTTGATCGCCACCTGGGCGTTGTCAATACGAGAGAAGTTGCACGTGCCGGTCGGCTGGTGCTCCTCCGGCTGCAGGGCGAAGGAGTACACGTACACACCCGGGTAGGGCGTGCCCGAGTGGTACACGTACGGCTGGTACTGGTTGAAGTACTTGCCGATCTGCTCCTTGAAGCGGTCCTGGCCGTTCAGCACCAGCTTGAAGTTGTACAGGGGGCCGACCTCCACGGACGACACGCCCGAGGCCAGGGCCGAGCCCTCCTCGACCCAGGCGATGTTGGAGGTCAGGGTGCCCGACGTGCTGGAGCCGGTCGCGATGTTGGAGAACAGGTGGGGCGCGCCCACCACGTGGGGCATCACACCGCTCACCACGCTGGGGTGAGTAGAGCAGGTCACGTTCACGGTGGTCGTGCCCGTGGAGAAGTTCCACATGGAGTTGGTCGCCGTGGAGTTGGTGTTCTGGTAGCACCAGATCAGCTCCTTCACCGGGTGGTTGTAGGACAGACGGATCGTCTGGGCGCCCGGGTTGCCCGAGGCGGTGATGGAGTCACCGCCGGTGTGCTGCACCTGCTCGATCAGGTACTCGTGGCCCTTCTGGGCGAAGCGGCGGCGCTCCTCAGTGTCCAGGTAGACGTAGTTGGCCCACACCTCGAACACCGGGCTGGAGGTGCCGAAGTAGCTGGAGAAGGTCGCGGTCAGGTCGAAGTCCAGGCGCACCTCGTGGTACTGCAGGGCAATCAGGGGCAGGAACAGGCCCGGGTTGCGGTTGAAGAAGAACAGCAGGGGCAGGTACACGTACGTGCGGTTGGTCGCGTCGTTGGACGCCGGGGACGCGGTCGAGGTCATCTTGCCGTAGTTGATCTTGTCGGACTCCGACAGGAACACCTCAGCGTACAGGCGGAACCAGGTCTGGTAGTGCTTGTCGATGCGCTGGCCACCGATGGTCAGCTCCACGGCCGCAACGGCGCGCTCGGCCACCCAGCAGGTGTCGGCACCGATGTTGTTGGACGTCAGCGCCAGGGCGGCGGCGGACGGCACCAGCGCCACGTACATGTCACCGACCAGATCGCCGTTGCTGGCGATCGTCACGGACACACGGCCGCTGTTGGAGGGGGTGCCGTTCACCGTCTGCTGGATGTTCTCCATCGCAAAGTTGGTGTGGCGCTTGTACACGGCCTGGAAGAAGGTCACCTTCGGCTGACCAGTCAGATACACATCCTGAGCGCCATAAGCAACGAGCTGCATAAGTCCACCGGCCATTTGTAATAGTACTCAAGAAAAAAATTTGGCACGGGTCCACACGCGGCGGCCGGGCGGCGAGGGCGACTTCTAGTAAGTCGCGCCTTAGTTCGAGAACACGACGCCGCCCATACCCGAGGCGACCTTGAAGACGTTGTAGTTGACCGCGAACATCTGCTGGAGGATGTTGCTCGGCATGCCCGTCTTGAGATAGACGGACGTCTGGGCCATGTCGATCCGGCTGAAGTTGCACGTGCCGCTCGGCTGGAGCTCCCCGGGCTTGAGAGCGAAGGAGTACACGTAGATGCCCGGGTACGGCGAGCCCTCGTGGTACTGGTACGGCTGGTACTGGTTAAAGTACTTACCGGACTGCTCGACGAAGCGGTCCGTGCCGTTCAGCATCAGCTTGAACTTGTGGAGCGGACCAACCTCCTGACCGTACAGGACATTCGACGAGAGAACCGGCAGACCACCCTCGACCCACAGGGATGCGCCCGCCACGACGTTGGACTGGAGCTGGACGTTCGAGCCTGGTGCGATGTTGCTCGTCACGTAGGTGACGTTCGAGACGACCGTCAGATTCGACGACAGGATCGGCGGGATGTACAGGACAGGCGAGCCCGTCTTGTGCGGCTCCAGAAAGCCACCGCTCGCCGCAATCTTCTGGACGTCGACGGTCACCTCGACGTTCGACGTGCTGGATGAGAAGTTCCACATGGCGTTGCGGTTCGTGCCCGGGGTCGGGTCCTGATAACACCAGATGAGCTCCTTGACCGGGTGGTTGTACTGGAGGCGGATGACGCTCGGGCTGTTCTCGTTCGTCGAGCCGACCGGGTCGCCGGCGACGTGCTGGACCTGCTCGATCAGGTACTCGTGCGAGCCCTTGGCGTAGCGCTCACGCTCGGTCGTGTCGAGGTACATATAGTTGGCCCAGACGGCCGGCGGGTTCGAGCCGAAGTAGCTGCTGTAGTTGGAGGCCAGAGTGAAATCGATGCGAACCTCGTGGTACTGGAGGGCGATCAGAGGCAGGTACAGGCCCGGGTTCCGGTTGAAGAAGAACAGCAGGGGCAGGAAGACCTGGGCCGTCGAGGTCTGGTTCGTGTTGTTAGGAGCCGCCATGGAGGTCAGCTTGCCGTAGTTCACCTTCTTGGTCTCGTTCAGGAACACCTCGGCGTACAGGCGGAACCACTGCTGATAGTGCTTGTCGATGGACTGACCGCCGATGAAGAGCTCGACGGTGTTGAAGGCGCGCTCGGCCATCCAGCACGTGTCGACGCCAACGTTGTTGGTCGTCAGCTGGGATGCCGACGTGTTGATCGGGGTCAGGGCGACGAACATATCACCGACCAGGTCGCCCGTGCGCGCCAGGGTCACGGACACGAGGCTGCCGTTGCCGATCGCGCCGGACACGGTCTGCTGGGAAGTCTCCATGGCGAAGTTAGTGTGGCGCTTGTAGACCGACTGGAAGAAGGTCACCTTGGGCTGACCCGTCAGGTAGGCGTCCTGCGCGCCGTAAGCGACGAGTTGCATAAGACCGCCACCAGGCATTTTAATATAGGGTGCGAAAAAGTTCCAGCTCGAAAATATCCAGACGTAGTACAGATGTCGCGCCCGCCCAAGATTGTACCTGAGGAGGAGCCCGAGGAGGACGAGGAGGAGCTCGAGGACGAGGACGGCTTCGACATGGAGGACGGAGTCGACATGTTCGAGGCGCTCGGTAGCCTGCTCGCGACCGAGGACGGTGAGACGGTCGCGACGACCCTCGTCAGCCTGAAGGATGCGACTGAGAAGATCGCGGCCAGTATCGATATGCAGAACAAAATTCTCCTTAAAATTCTGTCCGAGATGAAGAACTCGAAGTGCGCGTGCCCGCCGCCCGCCCCGGCTCCTCAGTACATCGCCGCCCCCGCTTAAAAAAATCAAACGCTCTTTTAGTAATGGCAACCAAAGTCCACACAAAGGAGAAGAAGGCGCCGGCCCCTGACGGCAGCGTCTACCAGAAGGAAATCAACACTTGGACCCTGGCCGATATCGAAAATCGCCTCCTTGCATGTGAACGTAATCTACATCTTGACGTTCAAGGAAGTGGTGACCGCCGAAGCGAAATTCATAAAATTTTGGCACAGAAATGGCTTCCGGCCAGTCCTCATCGGGACCCTCAGGGCATGCCGATCGACATCGATCGTGAAGATCTCGACCGCATGCTCGTGAATCAGCGAATCACGATCAACATCGCAGGGTACATGCTGGCGCGGGCCGAGGCTCTCGATGTTCTTAACCACGAGACGACCGACCTCAACGGTGACGTCATGAGCCTCGAGCGCCGGATCAAGCGCTTCAAGAAGATCTACAAGCAGATCGTCGAGAAGTTCATCACGAACGACACGGAATATCGCATCTTCAATCAGCCTCTGGCCGAGAATCCCGAGGTCGATTTCGATCTAGAGAAGGATGCGAGCGCGTACCAGAAACTTCTGGTCCACCTGCTGACCCAGGCGTACCGCCAGGGATTCCGCCGGTACCGAGATCAGTGCTGCAAGGAGATTGCATCGGGTCGTTTCATGACGCGCGCCTGGAAGACGGTCAAGGAGATCAAGGAGTTCGTCTATGACGAGACCCAGAAGGAGGACAACCCTGAGATGTGGATGAATCTGACGAATCGCGGGAACATGGCCTCGGACGTCGTCAAGCACTTGTCGAACTGCAAGGATATTCAGTTTCCCGAGATCAAGAAGGATCGGCACGTCTGGTCGTTTTCGAACGGCCTCCTGGATGCGCGCCCGTCCGAGGTGACGATCAGCAACTCATTCAAGTTTTACAATTACGGCGCGGCCGAGTTCAATGAGCTCGACGCGTCGCTCGTCTCGTGCAAGTATTTCGATCAGGAATTCGACCCTTACGGGGACATCGCAGACTGGTACAACATTCCGACGCCTCACATGCAGAGCGTCCTGGACTACCAGCGATTCGAGGAGGATGTTTGCCGCTGGACCTACGTTTTCATGGGACGGTTGTGTTTCGACGTGAACGAGATGGACGGTTGGCAGGTGATCCCGTTCCTGAAGGGTATCGCGCGCTCGGGCAAGTCGACCCTCATCACCAAGGTTGCCCGCAAGTTTTACGAATGCGAGGACGTCTCGACGCTTTCGAACAATATCGAGAAGAAATTCGGCCTCTCGAGCATCTACAAGGGGTTCATGTTCATCAGTCCCGAGATCAAGGGTGATCTGGCTCTCGAGCAGGCCGAGTTCCAGTCGCTCGTGTCAGGTGAGGACGTGTCGATCGCGCGCAAGAATGAGACGGCCCTGAGCTTCCAGTGGAAGACGCCTGGAATCCTGGGCGGCAATGAGGTGCCGAACTGGAAGGACAACTCCGGGTCGGTCCTGCGCCGTCTGGCGACCTGGAACTTTGGCCGTCAGATCGCCGAGGACAAGGCCGATCCGCACCTGGACGACAAGCTCGACACGGAGCTCCCGGCGATCCTCTGCAAGTGTCTGCGGGCCTACATCGACTACGCCGCCAAGTACTCGGACAAGGACATCTGGAACGTCCTGCCAAAGTACTTCAAGATGATTCAGAACCAGGTCGCGATGGTGACGAACTCGCTCCAGCACTTTCTGTGCTCGGCCAAGTTTCGCTTCGGTAAGGACCTGTTCGTGCCCCAAACGGTCTTCGTCGCTCAGTTCAACCAGCACTGCCGCGAGAACAACCTCGGCACGTTCAAGTTCCACCCGGACTTTTACGCCGGCCCGTTCAGTGCGCGCGATCTCGAGGTCCGCGTCGAGTCGAAGATTTACAACGGTACCGCGTACTCTACGCAACCTTTCATCTACGGACTGGATCTCAAGAATGACGAAAATTAAAATGTGCCCCATTCAATAATGGACGCGGCACAGGCTGCGCGAATCGCCAAGTTCCAAAAACTTTGGCGATCCAAGCGCGTTTTCACCAACTCGCAAGGGAGTTGGAAGGTGTCATCATCGGCCCTGACGGCCAAGATCGCCACCTTTAAATTACCGACGAACTTTCGGGCCGTGTTCGAGTCGGCCCCCAAGGGGTTCTCGGAAGTCCTAGGGTACAAGACGACGTTCAAGAAGCCGGTCATCCGGTGGGACAATGGTCGGTGGATCGGCGACGCCGAGGGCGTCTCAAAGGTGATCGCCAAGCGCGGCCAACAGACGATCGTCCTCACAGACAAGTACTTTGACGTCATGGGCCTCGGGAACTACGAGGAGGCTCTCTTGGCTATCGTCCGGAACGGCTGGGCGCCCAAGCTTCTCCTGAGAGCCCCTCCGACCTATAAAAAGATTGATGGTATTTTCTACGTCAACGTCGAGATTGACCTCGACGGACTTGCGGACGAACTGCGAGGTCTGCCGGCATCCATGCGCGACGAGATAAAGAAGTACGATGAGGTCGTTGGATTCGGCGTCCCGGCCGTCGTCCTGAAACTCAAGAGCCCCAAATGGACCTACCAGTTCTTTAAGAACGGGACGGTCCTCTTTACGGGCATCAAGGACCCTTCCGAGCGCGACGAGCCCCGCAAGCTTTTCAAGGAGTTTTTCACTCCTAAATACGACCTCACGGCCATGCTGGCCCTGAACCTCGGCAAGAATCGCGCGATCGGCAAGCCTGCCAAGGGTGGGAACGCCGCGGCCAAGAAGGCCAAGCTGGCGAACCGGTACCCATTGGCGAGATCCTGGAACGCGACGCGGCCGGGTTTCTACGTGCGTCCCGGGACGAACGGCAAGCCGCGCTTTTACAAGTGGCGCAAGATGGAACGCGAGCCCCAGACCGGTGAGTGGATCAACCGCGGCGCTATGGGTCTGACGAAGAAGAACGCGGTCGTGGTCGCCAAGGCGTACGAAAAGGCGGGCGTCCCCGTACCGGCCGCGACGCGCAACGTTTTCAGCCGGCTCGGCTTCCCGCTCGAGGCGCCGCGGAGCGCGTCGGTCACGGCCGGTCCCAAGAATCGCCGTGCGCCGTCGTGGAACGCCACAAAGGCTGGATTCTACGTGCGTCCCGGCCCTGGTAAGCAGCCGTACTGGTTCAAGGTCCCGGAGGGTCTGGCGGCCGGTCGCAAGACGGTCATAAAGACTTACACGGAGGCGGGCCGCAACATCCCCGCGGCCGTCCGCAACATCTTCAAGATCCCGGCGAACATCAAGACGAACGTCGTGGCCCTCGGCAACAACACGTTCAAGCCCGGACTTCAGCACGTCGTGAAGATGGGTCTGAACCGCGTCCTTCGCATCAACAACCGACAGGCGACGCGCTTGACCAAGGCCGAGCTCTTGGCGATCGCGCGCAACATGAACATACCCGAGGCGGACGCCAAGATGAATCCGGCGCGCCTCATTGGCCTCATCCAGAACAAGGCGGGCGTGTCCAACAAACTCGACCGGTCCTACGATGTGCTCGTCAACGGCATGTTCTACAAGTTCGGGAACGACGGCCGTGTCACCCGTACGACGAGCGAGGGCGTCCAGACGCACCGGGCCTGGGCGACAATCCCGGTCGCCGAGCAGAATAAGATCGCCAAGAAGCTTTTGCCAGCCAATAATCACGCCGAATACAACGCGACCGCCAAGGCGAACCGATTCAACACCCTCCGGGCTTTCGTGGCGGGCAAGCGTCCAGCGCCGAGCCCCAAGCGGGCCAAGACGCCGAGCCCCAAGCGGA